ATACAACTCCTAAAAAACGAGGAGAAAAATGTGGCGCACATTCAGATTGTGAATATTCACTAGCATGTCTATGTCCAGGTAGTTTAAGTGCATCATCAGCAGACTGTCCAGATACTGGTAAACAATGTATGGGAACTGTTAATAAGAATCTACCATCTGGCGTAACAGCATGTGATCCAGCAGGTCTTTTTTATTTATTAGATAAAGATACATATACCTGCGAAGATTCAAGTGTATCAAATAATAGTTTTAATTTATGTCCAGATGGTATAGGTACAAAAGGAAAGTATAAGATATTTACAAATAATTATGGTAGTGAGAACATAAAAGATGTAAATGGAAATACATATAGTTTTGCAAAAATGGCAGAAGATAATGATACATGTGATAACATGTAAAAGTATTATATAATAGAAATTATATAATACAAATTATTAAATAGAACACAGTCCAGCGTTTTCTAAATACGATTTAGCATAGGTATTTGCTAATTTCAAAAGTGTTTTTTCAAATTGTTGAAAATTATCAATTCTTTCTTGTTTAGTATCAGAATATATTATAATATCAACCATATCGTACAATGTTTGTCTCATACTGTCTGATAATACATAACTAGGTATTTCAGTTAAACGTAATTTATAAGAAGATAATTGGTGATAGATGTCTTTCATAGGAGGTTTTGGTATTTTTTCAATCATTAAACGCAATACTTCTGCATCAGCAGATAATTGGTAAAAGATAGCTCCAGGAGAAGAAAATAATGGATATAAGAGTTTGAGTTTAGAAATATTATTATCATATACATATAGCAACCATAATCGTTTAGAAAGTTTAAGATACTTACTTTCTTTAAATCGCTGTTTTATATCAGTAATAAGTGATTCTCTATAATCAGGAAATTCTTGTGATAAATAAGTTAATTCATTGTCGTTTGATTTTAAGGTGATGATAAAGAAATTAGTAACTTCTGTAAAACGATTATTTAATTTGATAAAAATATCTATTTTGGTGATAGTTTGTTGTGTAACAGCATCTGCTAATAAGAATGTTTTATTACCTGGTAATACTTTTTTACCATTTAATAATTCATTAATAGACCATCTAACAGTGTACAGCATTCGTAAAGCTTCATGTAATTCTTCCCATTGTTTGATAGTAGGATCTTTGTGTAATAAGGTTAATAAATTATTCATTTGTGTATTTGTTAATAGTTTTTTTTCAAATAATGAATTGAACTGCTGTATTATATCATCATAATTATAATCAATAATAGTATTATTTTGTTTATCACCAATAAAGATATCAAAACGTGTATCTTTACCACTTTTAAAATCACTCAAATAAACTTTTGGATTGTTTTTAATACGTTGTGCCATCTGTTTGAATCGTTTAACAATTTGTTTTTTAGCAGTTGGTATATCACAACATATTTGGTAATATTCTAACATATCAATATCACTTGGGTATTTATGAACTCGATATTGAAAACTACCAACGATTGTAGGTTTTTGGGAAGGGTCAAGTGTGATAATATCAATAGCTTGATTAATGTCTTGATTATATGTTTCTGGTCCACGAGTATCAAATATATAATTATGGCTCATTATTTTTAATAAATAATAAAAATTGAAAATTAAAGAAATAATATGAAGACTATACATACATCAATATGGAAGAAAATAAAAGTATATTGTTGCAAGGATATAAATGGGAAACCAACAAGGAATTGGAAGAACCCATTAAAATATATGTACATGGATTGACAGATAAGAATGAAACAGTATCAGTTCGTATATTGAACTTTGAACCCCATTTATATATAGAACTTCCAGATAACCTATCAAAACAAAAGATAGGAGTTTTGAAACGAAAATTTGAAAGTGCAGTAAAATTGAGACAGAAAGAGGATGATGTAAATTGGCGAGGAATAAAATATATGGAGAAAGAGAAAGTATATTACTATAAAATGACAAAAGTGTTATATATACCATGTAAGACATTAGGAGGTATCTATTTTGTAAAAAGTTATTTTGGACAAAAAATAAATATAAATGGAAAAGAATATAAATGCAAGGTGCATGAAGAAAAAGCATCCCCTGAGTTGAAATTGTTTGCAAAAACTGGTATACGCCCAAGTGAATGGATCGAAATCCTACCAACAACTGATAAAATGATGTTATACCAAAGAGACACGGAATTTTCAACATCCAAAGTGAATGTAACATGTGAATGGAAAGATATCAAAGCACGTCCAGATATAAAAAAGGTTATAAATCCGATGATATTGTCATATGATATAGAATGTGTATCAGACGATCCTACTGGAGAAACATTTCCAAAACCTAGTAAGGTAGGTAATCCTATTATTGTGATATCAGCAACCATAGGACGACTACAAGATAGTCAGGATAAATGGAAGACATTTGCATTAGTAAATGAAGAAGGGAATCGAACATGTCGTCCTACTGTTCAAAAAGGAACAGTCATAATTAAGTGTAAGAATGAAAAAGAATTGCTAAAAAAATGGAGTATGTTTATAATAGAAATAGACCCAGAGGTTATACTGACATATAACGGACTATCATTTGACGATAATTATGTAGTACAAAGAGCACTATTTTATGGTATATGGGATCAGATAAAAAAATGCGGACGATTGAAGTTCGTGCATACAACAGTAACAGAAATGAAATGGCAATCGAATGCATATGGCGACCAAGATTTTAAATTTATGGATATACCAGGGAGATTGCATATGGACATGTTTGGTGTTATAAGAAAAACATTCAATGGTTTATCAAGTTATAAGTTAGATGCGGTGAGTAAAGAATTTTTAGGAGAACACAAAATAGACTTACCAGCACCTACACTTATTCGTAAATATTATGAAAATACTCCGGAAGCAATGGAGGAAATTGTGAAATACTGTAATAAAGACACAATACTACCATTTATGTTGTTTCAAAAACTAAATACATGGTTTGCATTTATTGAAATGTCAAATGTAGTGTATGTAAATATCACCAATTTATTAATAAGAGGACAATCTATAAAAGCATATTCACAGATTTATTGCTTAGCACATAAAATGGGATTGATTGTGAGTTCACCTAACACAGACTATCGTGTGAATGTAGAGGAAAAAGAACACGAATATGTAGGAGCAACTGTACAAACACCAAAAGTAGGGTATTGGAACAACGTGTTAGCATATGATTTCAAGTCTCTATATCCAACAACAATGATTGCATATAATCTATGTTTTAGTTCGTACATACCAAATAGTATAAAGGATAATGAATTGGATAAAGAGACATATAACATATTTGAATATGAAGAGCATCAAGGTTGTGAACATGATACAACAATTCGTAAAACAAAACCAAATAAAATCATTTGTAAAAAACAAAGATGTAGATTTTATAAGGGAAATGTCAAAAAAGGAGTAGTACCTCAGTTATTGGAGTTTTTATTAGAAGCACGATCGAAGACAAGAAAAGAATTAGCAAAGATAGAAAAACAAGCAGAAGAAGAGACAGATCTCGCACAAAAGAAAGAATTAGAATTGTATTGTCATTTACTAGATAATCGCCAATTACAATATAAGATGTCTGCAAATAGTGTATATGGGTTTTTAGGAAGTGTGTATAGCCCACTACCATTTTATCCAGTAGCAGCAACAACAACTGCATTAGGACGATTAAATATTCAGCGATCTATCGAGTTTATGAAAGATAAATTTCCAGGAACCATTACAGTATATGGCGATACAGATTCGTGTTTTATGCATATACCACAATTTAAAAATCCAAACGAGGCATATAAAGGAGGAGAAGAACTAGAAAAAGATATCAACTCTATATTTCCAAAACCAATGTATTTAGAATTAGAGAAAGTCTATTCAGATCTGTTTTTATTAACTAAAAAAAGATATGTGGGATATATTGTGAATGATAAAGGAAAATTGATATCAGTAGATAAAAAAGGTCTTGTAATTAAACGAAGAGATAATTGTGGATTCGTAAAACGAGTATATAAAAATATCATTGATTTCGTGATGCAAGGTGAATCACGAACGAAATTATTTGAATATTTAGCAAGGAATTTGAAAGAATTATTTATGGGAAATGTGCCCCTAGATGAACTGAAAATCAATTCTAGTTTGAATGGTAAATATAAATCAAATGGTGAATATATATCCTTTCAAGATTTCATTCATGAAAGAGTTGATATTTCTAAAATTGTAAATAAACCACAGACTAGTCTTGCATTAAAAATGCATAAAAGAGGTAATTATATTCAAGCAGGAGATCGTATTGACTATATATTTATAGAAACAGAAGGGAAAAAAGCATTTGAAAAGGTAGAAGATCCTGATTATTTTATGAAACATAAAAAGACATTGAAAATAGATTACATGTTTTATTTGAAACATAAAGTTCAATCGCCGATTGATGAATTAATAGAAGTTCGATATGGTATAAAAGATTGTATTAAGACATTAGCATTATTATTAGAAAAAGGAAAACTAGAACCAACAGAACTGGACAGATATTTTATTACGGGTAAAAGTAAAATAACAATTATAGAATAAAATTGATAATAATATTTGAATGAATATATTATTATCAATAATTACATACAATATGAGTCAACGTGTTTCAAAAGATACACTAACTAAAAAACAATTAGTAGAATATAAAGATAAATGTGTAGTTACAGGGAATCCGACCGAATATGGACCTCCTGAAAGTGTAATGTCTTGGATAGAAACAAAACAAAACATTTATGTACCATTTCATTTCAGTAAAAACATAACTGGTGTGTCGCCAAACAAAACGATCATACATCATAAATCGAATTATGACATGACGACTGATTTTAAAAATGACATGCAAAAAGAAGTATTTAATGAAACATGTGAATTGTTAAAAAAACAAAAAAGTGCAATAGTCTCTTTGTTTTGCGGAGGAGGAAAATGTTTGGCAAGGGATACAGAAATACGTATGTATGATAAATCGGTAAAAAAAGTCCAAGACATACAAGAAGGAGATCTTTTATTAGGTGATGATGATACACCACGTAAAGTATTATCAACTACTTCTGGTGTTGAAAAAATGTATCGTATTAAGCAATCTTTAGGAGAAGATTATGTTGTAAATGAGTCCCATATTTTAACATTTATCATTCCAAAACATGGGACATATGAGTATTTTTATAACCACCAAGGAAGAATACAAGGCATATGTGTGTATTGGTTTGATACTGATAAATATGAAATGCATATAGAACGAATCTATCGTCAGATATGTGATACGATTCAGTCTTTAATTAAAATGGCTCATCGTTTTATTGATAAAATAAAAATAAGTAATATTTATGATATACCTTTACTTAATTATATAGATATGAGTCCTGCTGATAAATCATACTTATATGCTTGGAGACCTCCTATGGATACATTATATATAAATAACGAAATTCCTCCAATGGACCCATACTTAACTGGTTTGTGGTTGATGTGTGGAAATGTAACGAAGAATGGATTGTATCTTCAAGTTCCGCATAAAAAAATTCAAGATTATGTAAATACATATACTAAAATAGGACCCTATCTTCCTACTGAGTATAATGTATATTTACTTAAATCGAATGCATTTCTTAGAACAAATTTACCAACCAATTTTTTACAACAAACCATGTATTGGCGCATTACACTTCTCACAGGTATATTAGATGGAGGTGGTATTTCATGTTATAATCATTATAAAATCCCCAAACACTATTCTGACATCGATCAAGAAATATTAGAACTTGCATATTCTATTGGATTTGATGGTATAGTATCATATGATACCATTGATATATATCCACATATTCCATTAAGTACAATATCACCAAACTTGTATATAGATAATTTGCAACAATTTCAAAATAAACTGACAATTGAACCATTAGATATAGATACATATTATGGTTTTACGATTAACGGTAACCATCGTTTTCGATTGCGAGACTTTACTGTCACTCATAATACTTATACTGGAATTCGGTTAGCACAAAAATCAGGATATAAAACTGCAGTTTTAGTACATAGAGTTATATTAATAGAACAATGGAAAGAGTCAATTGAAAAATTCACTACTGCCAAATGTCAGATTGTAAAAACAAATGATGTACTGAACCCTGATGCTGATTTTTATATAATGAATATTTCATATGTGTTCAAAAAATGGAATAAAGACATTAAACAATGGAAATTAAAACCACTTGGTATTTATAAAAGTATCGGTACTGTAATTGTCGATGAAGCACATGTTGCATGTGCATCGGAGATGGTTAAATCGTTGTTCTTTTTTGAACCACGTGTACTTATAGGATTGACTGCAACACCACATAGAAAAGATGGATTGGATAGGATTTTAGACTTATATTTTGGTAAAGAACGTATTGTACGAATTTCACAAAGCAAATTTCATGTATACATATTTAAAACTTTTTTTTATCCTGATAATGTTAAAAATGCACAAGGTAAAAAAGATTGGTCAAAAGTTATTAGTTCTATTACTGAAAATACAACCAGAAATAATAAAATCACCAAAATTATAGATTTCTTTCCTAATGAACATATTATTATTTTAACTAAACGTATTAAACATTGTGAGGACCTTTTTCATATGCTTCAAGAAAACAATATATCTGTTACTAAGATGTGTGGCAATGATAATATATATGATAAGAAAGCACGTGTGTTAATATCTACTTTTTCGAAATTAGGTGTTGGGTTTGATGACACACGTTTTAATATGTTAATATTAGCATGTGATGTAGAGCAAGTAGAACAATATGCTGGTCGTTTAAGACCTGGTGGACGTGATAGAATTATTATAGATATGTTAGATGAAGATTCGAATTGTAAAAAACATTTACGAACACGAAAAAAATGGTATCAATCAAGAAATGGTATAGTAGAACCATTTGAAAAAAGATTTCCTACCTTTTTTGCCTCAAATACTGCAATAAAAGAAGA